CTCGAGAGTGGCAAGACGGTCAAGTTCGGCCACGCGAACTACGCAGGTGAAGGCAAGGTCACGGGCGCGACAGGCGAGGTCGAGGCGAAGTTCGAGTGTGACGAATCGAACGCCGAGGAGATCTGATGTCGGATGAGACCGAGATCGATGTCATCGAGGCGGAGGAGTGGCCGCGGACCGTGACGCTCCGGCACCCGGTCGACTTCGGCAAGGAGCGCATCACGTCGCTCGAGTTCCGAAGGGGCCAGCTCGGCGACCTGAAGGGCGTGAAGCTCGGCGAGTCGCTGCCCGTCGAGAGCGTCTGCATGGTCGCGTCGCGGCTGTGCGGGAAGTCGGTCAAGATCATCGAGCTCCTCGATGCGGAGGATGCCGGGGAGGTGACCGAGATCGCGATGCGTTTTTTCGCGAGGTGCCTATCAACTGGCCCCAGGCGTTCGCAGCGGTAGGAGCAGCGTTCCACTGGCAGCCGTCGGAACTTTACGCGATGGAAGTGTGGGAGCTGCGGATGTGGCTCGACGAAGCGGCGAAGATCGGAAAGCGCGATGGCTGACAAGGAAACCGCCCTCTCCATCGTCCTGCGAGCCGTCGACAAGGCGACGGCGACGATCCGCGCGGTGAACAAGAAGATCGACGAGGTCACGAAGCCCACGCGCGACTTCGGCAAGGCGCTGTCGGAACTCGGCGAAAAGAGCGGGTTCGACGCGGTCCTTGGCGGCTTTCGCGATGTCGGGGGCGCCGCCAAGGACCTCGCCTTCAAGGTGCTCGGGATCGGGTTTGCGGTCGGCGAGGCCGCGCACCTGCTACTCGATCTCACCAACCAGTTCGCCATGCTCGGCCACACCGCGAAGCGGGCGGGAGTCGAGGTCGACTTCCTGGCCGGGCTGCGATATGCGGCAGAGAAGTCGGGTATCAGCGTCGAGCAGCTCGACAGCGGCGTCACATCGCTCACGCAGAACCTCGGACAGATGAAGGCAGGGACAGGCCGCGCGTTCAAGTTCATCACCGAGCACGTCAGCGGCGTGTTCGCCCGCCAGCTGACAGGCGCGCATGGGACAGCGGAGGCGATCGGGCTCATCGCCGACGCCATCGCCAAGCTCCCGGACGCCGAACGTCGCGCAGCCCTCACCCAGAAGCTGTTCGGCGACAATGCTCTCGCGCCCTTCCTGGCCAAGGGGTCGAAGGGCATCCAAGAGCTCATGGGCGCGTTCGCCCAGCTGAGCCCGTCACAGCAAGGCGCTGTCGATGGCGCGCTCGGCGTCGAGGACGCGATGGTCGACATGAGGGCGGCGGCGGATGGCGTGAAGGCCGCGCTGGTCACGGGGCTGTCGCCGGCGCTCAAGGTCATCGTCGAGGACCTCAAGGATTGGCTGGTCGGTCACCGCGGTGACATCCGTGCGTGGGCCGAGGACATCGGAAAGAAGCTCCCCGGCGCGGTCGATGCCGTCGTGGCTGCCGCGAAGGCTGCGCTCGCCGACGTCACCGGGTTCGTGGACGCGATCGGCGGCTGGAAGGTCGCCGCGGTTGCGCTCGCCGCCGTGATGACCGGCCCGTTGGTCGCCTCGATCCTCTCGGTCAGCGCGACGCTGCTGGCGACGCCGTTCGGGTGGGTGCTGCTCAGCATCGCGGCGATCACCGTCGCCATCATCGAGCTGATCAAGCACTGGAAGGAATGGCGGTCGATCTCGGGTGTGCAGGACGCGGTGCAGCAGGTCGTAGCCAACCCGCAACTGGCGTTCGACCGCGCGTTCAAGGATGGCCGGTTCAAGACGGCCGAGGAGATCGAGAACGAGGGCAAGGCACGCGCCGCCCTCGGTGAGGTTCCCGCGCTGCCTGTCCCGAGCGCGCCGAACGCTCCGCTGCCGTTCTCCCCTGAGGTGCTGAACGCCGCGATCGCCGCGCTGCAACGCGCGCCGGGGGAGACCAAGATCAAGGTCGATTTCAACAACGCGCCGAATGGCATGCGGGCGAGCATCGAGGGAACGAGGGCCGCGGATGTCGATCTCAACGTCGGTCACCAGCTGGGCGGCACGCCGTGACGACCACGTTCAAGCACGTCGATTCAACGCCGCCCGCGTGGTTCACCGCGCTCCGCCGCGTCGACTTCGGCGGCAAGAAGCTGATCGGAGCGTCGTTCCGCGGCGTATCGTTCTTCGTCGAGGAGAGCGAGCGCAGCGGTGGCCGGCGCATCGTCGTTCACGAGTTCCCGCTGCGCGACAAGCCGTTCGTCGAGGACCTCGGCAAGCGCGGCGGCAAGTTCTCGATCACGGGCTACGTGATCGGCGACGAGTACCTGACGCAGAAGCTCGCCCTGCAGGATGCGCTCGAGGGCGTCGCCGGCCCAGGCGCGCTCGTGCACCCGTACCACGGCCAGCTCGTGGCGATCTGTGACACGTACTCGGTGCACGAGACGAAGTCCAAGGGCGGGATGGCCACATTCACGATCGCGTTCGTCGAGGCCCCGGCGCAGGCGCCGGCCCCGGTCGCGGCGGTCGACGCCGCCGGCGTGGTCTCGGCGAGCGCGGATGCTGCCGCGACCGCGACCGATGCCCAGCTCGCCGCCGACTACGACGCGACCGGCCTGCCGTCGTTCGCGCTGACCTCCGCATCGAACGCGATCAAGACAGCGACCGCGCGGCTCGGCGCGGAGCTTGCGCCGGCGATCGCAGACACGCAGGAGCTTGCGGCGCTGAACGGCACGCTGACCCTGATCGCCGCGCAGGCCACCGCGCTGGCCCGCTCGCCGGCGACGCTGCTCTCTCAGGTCCGCACCGCGATCACGAACCTCGTCACGACCGCGAAGAACGCTCCCGGCGCCGCGTTCGATGCGCTCGTGGCGGCGTACGGCGCGGCGCTCGAGACCCCGGTGATCGCGATGACGACCACACGCCAGCGCGAGGCGGCGAACCAGACCGCGCTCGCCGCCGGCCTGCGGCGTGTGATGGCGGTGGAGGCTGCTCGGCTCGCACCGACGATCCCGTTCGTCACGATCGAGGACGCGACGGCTGCGCGGGACACGATCGCCGGGCTGCTCGACGAGCAGGCCCAGATCGCCGGCGACACCGCGTACCCCGCGCTCGTCGACCTGCGCTCGCAGGTGCTGCGCGCGGTCCCCGGCTCGAGCGTGTTCGCGCGGGTCGTCACGGTCACGCGCCGGCAACCGGTCCCGTCCCTGGTGCTCGCCTACCGGCTCTACGGCTCGGTCGACCAGGAGCCCGACATCGTGGCGCGCAACCCGAGCCAGCCGCACCCGGGGTTCCTGTTCGGCGACCTGAAGGTGCTCAGCAGCGACGGGTGAGCGTCGTCAGTCGTGCCGTGGAAACGGAAGCGCCTCGAAGGTCAGCGACGACGGGACCTCGTCGATCGCCCGCTCGCCCGGCTCGATCGGCGCGAGCAGCTTGGTCCCGGGCACGTTCACGCACGGGTGGCTGAACGCGAGGCCGGTCGGCGGCCCGACGAATCGGAACGGTAGCTGGCAGAACGCACATCTAATCTGCACCTCGGCGACGACGCTCCGCACGGGGCCGCCGTCACCGTCGGTGATCCGGTGCACATCGACTTCGGCGGTGTAGCTCTCGTGCTTGCACTGGGTCGCGTCGGACATGACATGCACCCTACCACGCCACCCTGACGCGCCTTGACCCGCCCCGCCCCGCGTGATCCTCACCATCCTCGATGGCGGATGACGTCCAGCTCGCGGTCAACGGCGTGCGCTACGAGGGCTTCGAGTCGATCCGCGTGACCCGGTCCATCGAGAGCATCGCCGGCTCGTTCACCCTCGGGGTCAGTGACAGGTGGGGTGGCCAGGACGAACCATGGCCGATCCGCGAAGAGGACGAGTGCACGGTCCTTATCGGCGGCGAGGTGGTGATCAGCGGCTTCGTGGACAAGCGGAGCATCTCGCTCACGGCGACGTCGCGCACGCTGACCTACTCGGGCCGGGACCGCGCCGCAGCGCTGGTCGACTGTTCTGCCACCGCGCAGGGGGCGAGCGTCATCACGAAGGCCGGGTCCGCGGGCGACATCGACCCGTCGAGCCACAAGGCCGAGAGCACGAAGTGGGTGTATTCCAACATCGACGTCGCCGCGTTCGGCCGCGCGCTCTCGGCGCCGTTCGGCGTGTCGGTGAGCGTTCAGCTCGGCCTCAAGCTGGAGCGCGCGCCGAAACTGATCATCCACCCCGGTGAGAAGGCCTTCGAGGCGCTGCGGAGGGCCTGCGAGGAAGCGCAGGTGCTCGCGGTGAGCGACGGCGCGGGCGGCATCCTGATCACGCGGTCGAGCACCACGCGCGCGGCCGCGCTGATCCAGGGCTTCAACGTACTGGCCGCATCGGTCGACTACGACGGGACCGACCGCTTCCACCGCTACCTGATCAGCTGCCAGATACCCGGCACGGACGAGGCATCGGGCGACGCCACGCAGGTGCAGGCGCAGGCGGTCGACACCGGGGTCCGCCGCACCGAGCGCACGATCCTGATCCGGCCCGACAAGGGGTACGACACCGCGACGGCCAGGCGCCGCGCCGACTGGGAAGCGCGCACGCGGGCCGCGCGCGCAGAGCCTGTGTCGATCACGGTGCAGGGCTGGCGGCAGCAGGTCGCCGTCGGCGACCTGTGGAGCCCGAACACGATCAGCGCGGTGCACGTGCCCGGCATCGGCATCGACGGCGACATGCTGATCTCGCAGGTCGAGTTCTCGATCGACAACCAGGGAGGCCGGGTCACGCAGCTGAGGCTCCTGCGTCCCGACGCGTTCCTGCCCGAACCCACCGCGACCGTCGGCGGTGAGGGCGGATGGGTCGAGCTAGCGCGGGGGGTCTGATGGGGATCAGCCAGGAAACACTTGACCAGATCCGCCGGCACCTGTTCGGCTCGCTTGACCTCAAGCTGAAAAACCTCGCCGGGCGCGCGACGATCAAGCTGGTCGACGACAGCGGCGCGATGCAGCGCGTCCAGCTGGGCGGGATCGTGGGCGCGCCGTACGACGGCGCCGAGCACTTCCAGCCTTGGGGGATCTCGGCGGTCCCGCTGGCCGGCGCGTCCTGCCTCGTGGTGTTCCCGAGTGGCGACCGCGGGCACCCGCTCGTGTTCGCCGCGGCGGACCAGGGCAGGCCGACCGGTGGCGACCCGGGGACGGTGACGGTCTACAACCACACCGGCGCGTCCGTCACGATCACGAAGGACGGCGACATCCACGCGCAGGCCGCGCCGGGGCGGAGCGTCCTGGTCGACGATGGCGGCGGCGCGGCGGCGATCCCGACCATGGCCGACTTCAACGCGCTCGTCTCGATCCTCAACGGCGCCGGAACAGGCGCAGCCACCGCGATCCCCGGGGCGATCAGCGCCTACCAGGGCGCGCACCCGACGTGGCCCGTCGGCACCAGCGTGCTCAAGGCGAAGTGATTCAGCGACGCCGACGCAGGCCAGCCGGTCTCGCTCGATCAGCTTCCTGATGTCTCGTGGTCGTCGGAACCCAAGCCGGATCCCGAGCTCCTCGTCTCCGACGGTGGGCTCCTCGCCGTCCATGGTCACCGACCAGCCATCAACGATTCGCGTTGTCGTGATCGCGGTGCGTTCGTGCATGCGGCCAGCGAGATCACGGCGACCGTGGCGCGTCAACGCTCGGCGGCTTGACCGTCCGCCGGCCCCGTGATCCTTCCGGGTCGTGCCGTTCGCGCGTCCCTCGCTCCCCGACCTGATCACCCGGATCGGCGGCGACCTGCGCGGCCGGCTCGAGGTCGTCGGCCCGGTGCTGCGCCGCGCCATGGCGGACGTGCTCTCGAAGGTCTGGGCTGGCGGCATCCACGAGGTCTACGGGCTGCTGGTCTGGCTGTCGCGCCAGCTGTTCGCCGACACCGCCGAGCGCGATGCCCTGCTCCGCAAGGCCGGGCTCTACGGCATCGTCCCGGCTGCGGCGACCTTCGCGACCGGCAACATCACCGCGACCGGCGCCAACGGCACCAGCATCCTCGCCGAGACCATCTATCGGCTCGACGCGGTCAAGGCCTACCGGGTCACCACGGGCCAGGTGATCGCCAGCGGCACGGCGACTCTCCCGGTGGCAGCCGTGCTCGCCGGCGCCGCGGGCAATCAGGTGGCCGGGGTCGCGCTGACCCTCGAGTCTCCGATCCCCGGGGTCAACCCCACCGCCATCGTCGCGGTCGGCGGCATCACCGGCGGCGACGACGGCGACGCTGGCGACCCAGGGACCGAGCGCGTGCGCAGCCGGCTGCTGCTGCGCCTGCGCGAGCCCCCCGCGGGCGGCCGCGGGCCCGACTACGTGGGCTGGGCGCTCGCGGTCGCGGGCGTCACGCGGGCGTGGACGTACCCGAACGAGAGCGGGCTCGGGACCGTCGTCGTCCGGTTCGTGCGCGACAACGACGTGAGCATCATCCCCGACTCCGGCGAGGTCGCAGCGGTGCAGGCGTCGCTCGATGCGAACCGGCCAATCACGGCGATCGCCACCGCGGTCGCGCCGACGTCGCTCGCGGTCGCGTTCACGATCCACATCGTGCCAGACAACGCCGACACCCGCGCTGCGGTGACGGCCGAGCTGACCGACCTACTCGCGCGGGTGGCCGAGCCGGGCGACGGCGCCGGCCGCGGGACCGTGTTCCTGGCGGCGATCCTGACCGCTGTCGGCGTCGCCGACGGCGTCACCAACTTCACCGTGAGCGTCCCGTCGGCCGACGTTGTGCCGGGAACCGGCCAGCTTCCGACTGTAAGCCTGCCAATCAACTTCGTGTGACGAGGACGAACCGATGCCCAACTTCGTCACCGATCTGACCTCGCTGCCCTTCCCGAAAGCGGACGCCGGCCCGCTCAAGGGTACCGACGATCCATCGAAGTCCGTCGTGGCCGAGGAGTGGAACACCGTCTGCCGGGCGCTGCTCGATCTGCGCGACGCGCTCCTCGCCGGGCTGCCCAACGAAACCGCGTGGGGGTTCCTCGGCGACTCCGGAATCAACAGCCAGGGCGTCAATACCGACTTCGCCGTGCGATGGAACAACGTGGTCAGCGGCACCTCCGCGGTGCCGGACACGCGGGCCATCCTGAACACGATCTATTCGACGGCATCCTCCGAGCCGCTGACCATGGTCGACCTGGGCACGACCGACCTGCGTGCTCACAACGTGGGGGCCCCGCCGGGCTACGGATGGGAGCTCTCGTTCGGTCGCGCGATCTTCGATCTCATCAGCGGGGTCGGGGCTGTCGCGACAGACCGCAGCAAGCCGTGGCTGCTGGTCGCCGGGATCAGCGGCGTCGAGCTCAAGCAGACGCTGCCCGGCTCAACCTACGGCCAGACTTCACCGGCGCTGGGCGGGCTCAACTGGTACACCTTCGTCAAGTCTCGCTGGCAGGCGCTGCTCGCGGCCAGCGGGCGCAAGCTCGCCGGCATCTTCTTGGGCAGCCTGGGCGGCAACGACGCCACGAACAGCCCGGACGCCAATGCCGTCGCCGCGAACATGGTAACGCTCGCGACCCAACTCCGCGCTGACTTCGGCTCGCAGCTCGCGATCATCTGGCTCAAGGTCGCGGCCACGGCCGACACCGGAATCATCCCGTTCCGCGACACGGTCCGTGCGCAGCAGGTATCCGGCGCCGCGCTGATCCCGAACTGCAGGCTGCTCAGCATCGATAGCTACCCGATGCTGAGCGATCATCTGCACTGGGGCGCGAACGAGGTATACGACCAAGGACTTCAGCAGGCCGAAGCGGCTCGACAGATGCGTGGCATCCCGGCACGCGCGGTGACGCAGCCGACAGTGATCGGCTACGGGACGCCTGACAGCAACAAGGCCGGCAGTGCGCTCGCCCCGCGCGGCTACCCCCTCGCAAGGCACGGGGACTTCGAGCTAGCGTTCGTCGTCGCGACGAAGGAGAGTGGCAGCGCGGTTGCGTCATCCGGGTGGACGGCGTCCGGCTGGACGCTCGCGGCAAGCGGCGCTCAGGTGATCAGCGGCCTGACGCAGGAGTTCGCGATATTCAGTCGCCAAGTCCTCCAGGCCGATCTTGACGCCAACGGCGGACTGCCCGCGCCCTTCAGCTGCACGACCGGGAACGATGACAACGCTGCTGTCCGGCTGTGCATTCGAGGACCTAACCTGTTCCCGTCCGTCGACGGCTCGATCGTCTCATACGCGGCGACCTCCTTCGGCACGGGCGGTGTGAGCGCGGGCGGGGTCACGACCACCGGCACCGACGACCTGGTCCTGGTGTTTGTGTGCGGGTTCGGCGGAGGCTCGTCGCCGACAGAGCACTTCGCGGTCAGCAATGCCACGATCGGCGCGGCAATCCTGATCGATGCGCCGCTCTCGCAGGTCACGACCAACTTCCTGCTCATCGCCGTGGGGGTCGGCACGAAGGCGACGGCCGGTGCAACAGGCACGACAACCGTGACGCCGTCGATCTCGACGAACCCGAGCGGCTTCACGGTGGCGATCAAGGCATGACCTCGTTCCCGCTTATCCTAGCGTTCACGTTCGACGGTGGCGGCGGCGCGAATGCCGGCATGCTCGCCGCGCTGCTGCCGCCGGGTCGGATCTGGCGCTCGTCGACCTGCGTGCTTGGCAAGCTCCTGCTCGGCTCCGCGGACGAGCTCGACCGCGTGGACGGGCGTGTCGACGACCTGCTCGACGAGGCCGAGCCCGCGACGATGGACGAGCTCTTGCCCGACCAGGAGCGCGAGCTCGGGCTGGTCGCCACAGGCACGATCGACGAGCGTCGCGCGAACGTCACCGCCCGGCTTGTCCGACAGCAGCACTTCCGGCCGGCCGACTTCCGTGACGCGCTCGCCCCGCTGCTGGTCCAAGATCCGGCCGACGTCGTGGTGCTCGAGCGGTCTCGGGCTGAGGTGATCGCGCTGGGCGACGACCGCGAGATCTTCCGCTTCTTCATCTACCGAGACCCCGCGCTGCCCGGCGCGGCGTTCATCGCATCTGCGCAGGCGCTCGTGGATCAGATGGCGCCCTCGCACACGAAGGGCTACGTCATCGAGTCGATCGCGTTCGCGACCGACGACCCGCACAGCCTCACCGACCGGGACATCACGGGGGGCTGATGCCGGCGACCTCGAGCACACTCGGCCTGGCTGACCTCGCGCTCGTCTGGGATGAGACGCTTGGTTCTGCCGATCTGGTCATGATCGACAGCGATCTCGCGAGCGATCCCGGGCTCGAGACCGCCGTGCTCCTCTCGCTATTCACCGATGCGCGCGCGGCGAATGACGACGTTCCACCGAGTGGCGATCCGACCGATCGCCGCGGGTGGTGGGCCGACCAGTTCTCGACCGTCGAGGGCGACAAGATCGGGTCCCGCCGCTGGCTGCTCGACCGCTCGAAGTTCACGAACGAGACCGCGATCGTGCTGAAGGAGTACGACACCGAAGCGCTGCAATGGATGATCGACGATGGCGTGGCCTCGAGCGTAGACATCACGACGGCGCTCGCCACGGTGCGAGGCAGCCCGCGCATCAACGAGACCATCGTGATCAACCGACCGCACGGCTCGCCGCTCACGTTCCGATTCGCGCACGTCTGGGACTCGATCGCCGCTTGAGGAGACCACCATGCCCGTGTTCACCGTGACCGCCGATGCCACCGCCAACACCCTGGCCGCCACCGGCATCGCCGCGGCTGGCGGTGCCGAGGGCACCGTCCTCACCACAGGCGACAGGTGCCGCGTCCGGAACGTCGGTGGCGCACTGCCGTCGCCGCTCGTCGGCGCGACAGACTACTGGGCCGTGCGGGTGTCAGACGACGTAATCAAGCTCTCCGATTCCAACTCGCATGCGCTCGCGGGCACGAACATCATCGACCTGACCACGACGGGCAGCGGCACGACCACGATCGAGTTCGGCCTGCCATACAGCCTGCCGACGGTCGCGGGGCCTGGCCAGATGCAGATCCGCACGGTTCACCTGATCGCGGCCTGGAACTCGCTCGTCGGGATCTACGACCTGCTGAGCGGGCAGGTGCAGTCGATCTGGAGCGGCCTCACGCTGGCTGTTCCGCTGACCGTCCCCTTGCGCACGATCATCGTGCCGCTGAGCGCTCCTGTGACCAACACGGGCGGCGTCTCGGCGCAGACGGTAACCATCAACGCGTCGTCGCCGACCTTCTGGGTGGGTCAGATCCCTGACCTGCTGGTCGGCGAAACCATCGCGGTGATTCGCCTGCGCTGCAAGGACAGCGCGACGGGGCCCACGAAGGTGCAAGCCCATCTCACCATCGGAACAGATGGCGCCACCGGCGCACCAACGGCGAACTCGAACGTCAGCGCCGGCAGCGGCAGTGCTCAGTACGTGACTATGAGCCCAGCGCTCGCGGTCGCGGCCGGCAACGTGTACATCGTCTCGGCGAACCTGACGACTGGTACGCAAAACTGCGACCTGTATCATCTCGAGGTGGACGTGACCGGGCCTGTCGGCTGATCGCCGGCCCATGTTCGGCTAGAGGTGCGTTGTGGACAGGTTGCCGCCCACGGTCACCACCTCGACGCTGAGCACAAATCCCGGCACGACGCTGCGCCAGCGCGGTGGAAGCACGGCCCACAACGCTACGTTGGCCGCGGCGGTGAGCGCGAAGTAGCCGTCGACCGTGCGGGTCGACGGGTGCGCCCCGATCGCCATCTGCGCCGGATAACCGCCCTCCCATCGCCCGCCGCTCCAGCCTTCGCGCGCGGCGTCGCGCGTCTGACGCCAGTCGACGGTGAGCGCCGCGGTGGAGAGCACGAGCGTGACGACGTCGACCGTCTGCCAGAGGCGGGCACCGGGAGCGACGACCGGAGCGACGACCGAGGCGTCGGTGGGCGGCATCAGGTTGTCGCGCTCCACTGCGAGGGCGATGCGCGGATCGAGAGATGCCCTGCGGTCCGCATGAGCAGGCCCTAGCATCGACAGCACCAGCACCACTGCAATCGCGAGCGCCCTCATCCCTCCATGGTGCTCACTAACCGAGTCGAGTTCAAGTGCCGCAAGTCGCTGCGGTTGCTCTCGAATCGCAAGCACCGGTAACCGCGTCGGGAGTGGCGCAGTCAGCCCCCTGCGTTGACGGGCTCTGTGGACCGTGATCGTGCTGACCGCATGGCCGATGAGTACGACGAGGACACCCCGCGCGACAACGAGCGCCTGTCGCAGCCCATCCCGGTCCCGCAGAACCTGTTCGACCAGCAGCTACAGGACCGCGTGCAGCGGCTCGAGGCCAGGGTCGGATCGCTGACCGCCAGCCGCAAGACGTCGCGCTGGATCGTCGGCCTGGGTCTGCCGGTTCTTCTCAGCGCCATCTTCGGTCTGATCCTCTACTCGGCCGACAAGATCGCTGCGAACTCCGAACGCGTCGGCGGGACCGCCGCCGAGATGAAGGCGCTGAGCCGGCAGATCGAGAGCCTCGAGCGCGAGATCGGGGAGCTCCGTGCAGTGCTGCTCAGGTTGTCAGGCATCAACAGCAAGCCCATCACGATCGTGCGCTACCATGAGGCCCAACATGTTCCATCGATGCAGCATTGCGATCGTCTTGATCCTGTTCTCGTGTTCACCCGAGCAGGCTACGCCGATGCCCCGGCCGCGTTCGTCATGCGGCCAGACTTGCTCGACCAGCCAGGAGTGCGGCGACTTCTTCGGCGGTTGCCGTCATTGCTCCCTGGGGAAGTGCAGCGCGACGCTGCCTGCCCAGCCGGTCTCTGACGCGGGCGTCATCGACGGTCCCTGACCGCCCGGCTTGACCGCCGGTCACCCGCGTGATCCTCACCGGGGCATGCTCGATACCATCCGAGACCTGCTCAGCTCGAAGAAGTTCCTGGCCATGCTCACCGCGATCGTGGTCTACGCCGCCGGTCGGCTCGGCTTCGATATCGACGCGGCCGTGCTCGACCGGATCTGGCAGGCATTGATGGTGTACGTCGCCGCCCAGGGCATCGCCGACCACGGCAAGAGCGCAGCGCAGGTGAAGGCGGCCGCGGGCCAGGATTTGGGCACGGGCACGATCGGAGGCCGGGCTGCCAGCCTGTTCGCGCTGGTGTGCGTGGGTGCGCTGCTCGCCGGAGCAGGAGGCGCCCTGTCCGCCTGCACCGCCACGCAGCGCGCCGAGCTCAAGCAGGACGCCAAGCACGCGGTGATCAACTGCACCGCTCAGCAGCTCGGCACCACGCCCGGGCTCGACCTCGCAACGCTGGTCGCGATCGCCAACACCGTCGCGGCCGAGCGAGCGAAGTGCATGACCCCGAACGGTCTGGACTGGCAGTGCGTCGAGCGCGACGCCATCGGCCAGGGCGTGACCGTCGGCGGGTGTGCGCTCGTCCAGCTGGTCGCCGCGGCGGCGAGCACGACCCGGCCCTCGTCATCCGGGCTGGTCGCCGGCGATCCTGCGCCGCCGCCAGGGCACGTCGAGCTCGAGCAGTTCCGGGCGCAGGTCACGGCGGGCGCGACGTTCCACACCGCGAACGGGGATTGGTAGCCGTGGCCGAGCGACGCACGCGGCTGGTCGACTGCAACCCGCGGTGGGTGACCGGATGACCCCCGGCGGCCTACTCATCCGCGGCGCGCTGGTTCCGGTCCCGGTCCTGACGATCATCCCGCCGGCGAGCCACGGCGGGCCGGACTGGGCCCGGCTCGACCGGGGCGACGGCACGGCCGCGCGCTCGACATGGATCCGCCAGGTCCTGATCCACACCACCGGCGGGCAGTGGCCGCAACCGATCCTGCCCGGCGCCGGCCCCGGCGGTGAGTGCGCGAGGTACGCCGACATCTGGCAGTCCGATCCGGCCCACAGCGCAGCGCACCTCGTGGTCGCGAGCGACGGGACCGTGGCCTGCCTCGCCGACCTGGTCGCGGTCACCGCGTACCACGCCGAGGCGTCCAACCCGTGGTCCATCGGGATCGAGATGGCCCAGGGGCGTGGCGGCGAGCTGTACCAGGACCAGCTCGACGCAACGGCCCGACTGGTCGCCGCCATCTGCCGCGAGGTCGGCATCCCGGAGCAGATGCCGCGCGGGCCGTACCGCGGCGCGCCGCTGCGCCGAATGGAGATCGTCGCCGACGGCGCTCGGCGCCAGCTCGGCGGCCCAGACGTGGTCGGCGTGCTCGGTCATCGCGACAACACCTCGGCGCGCGGCCGCGGCGACCCGGGCGACGCGATCTGGACCGCGCTCGCGGCGCTCGGGTTCGAGGGCGTCGACTATGCCGGCGGCGAGGACCTCGAACTCGGCCGCGCCCGCCAGCGCTGGCTCAATGCCGAGGCGAACCGGCGCGGCGAGACATGGTCGCCGCTGGTCGTGGACGGGCTGGTCGGCCCTGAGTCGATCGAGCGGGCGCGGCAGATGGGGATCGTGCGGTGGCGGGACGTGCGGACGGACTAGGCCAAGGCGCGAGCACCGGACGGCGATGCTGCGGGTCATGGAGTAGCCGACCGCGATCAGGGTGGCGGTAGCTGACACGTCGCGTGACCTGGGTTGTGCAAGTCCGCCAAGCATTGACTGCAAGTGATGCCACGGCAGTCTCGGCCGTCCACGCACGCGCTACCGCAGGCAGGTCCGCTGCCTCCGCCTCCGCCACCACCAGTACCTCCACCGCCTCCCCCAACCGTGCAGATCGGTCCCCCGCAGGTATCATCATCTGGCGCGCAGCAAACCTGGAAGTCCTGCGCGGCGCTTGTCTCGTGCGGCACATCGACAGCCGCACAGGCGACGAGTGAGAAGGCGAGGAACCAGCCGCGGATCACTGTGCACCGTCCTGTCGCTCCTCAAGCTCCGAGGCGTGCCTGCGCCGCAGAGCCTCGAACGGCATCTCCATTGCGAACGCGTACATGTCGTGCTCGGCGCTCTCGCGGGCGTGCGCGCAGCAGTGCGTGTAGTGCCGGCCCTCAGGCTGTGCCGCGACCCATTCGTCGTGCGCGGCCACGGCCTCGTCGCCCGCCCACCGAGCGAGATCCTCGGCGAGTCCGAGCCGCTCGGTAAGCTCCGGGCACTCCCAGGTCAGCGTCAGGCGCCCGATGGTCCACAGCACGCCAGGCAGCGGCTCCGGGAGTCGGGTGCCCCAGATGTCCCGTGCCTGGGCCTCGGTCTCGACGACGGTGTACTCCGCAGCGCACTGGTTGCCTGGCACGGGCCGGGGCACCCGCAAGCCGAACTGCTCGACGGTGCCGAGCGGGGTGCGCCAGACCTGGCGCTCGATGCCGTAGCTGCCGCGGGTGCCTGCAATCTGGTAAGACTGGATCTTCTCGTACATGGTCGTAGTCCTTCCGGCCGCTCCTCGCGGCGCGCTGAGTGGTGCCGGCGGGTGCCGGCTCAAAGGGGCCGAGCGGTAGACGCTCGGGATGGTCGAGATCGAACGGGTCAGGTCGCGGGCGGCTCGGTCCCGGCGGCCAGCGCGCGGTACTCGGTGAGCGCGAGATCAGCGGCATCGGACGCGCCGACCAGCGCATCGGCGAGCCGGTCAGCAACGGGACGCCATGCGGGCCGGCCGAAGTGCTCGAGGGCGGCCTCGAGCATCCAGGCCGATACCGACAGCCCGGCGGCGCCCGCGGCAGCCACGATCGCATCGCGCTGTGCCCCGGTCGGCCTCACGCTGATCGGGCAAGCACAGGGCTCCCAGCGCTCCCAGCGAGATGTCCGCCGATCCCGGACGATCCGCTGCAACTCGCTCATGATCCCGACGTCGCTCTCGGCAGACGACGCAACGGCTAGCACGTCAGGATGTAGGACGAACCATTCGCCGCGTACGCGATGCGAACCGAGCCGGCGGTGGAACTCGGCCTCCGTGGCTTTGCTGTCGTCGGTCAGGATGATGGCGATAGGGATCAGCTCGACGGCGGACGTGGTCTGGAGATTCTGGATCCTCTTGATGACCGAGGACGAGTGCCCGATCTTCACTCGGTCACCAGCCCGCAGGAAGTAGACGTGGCCAGCGCTCACCGTTCACCACCTTCGAGCGCCCGCTCGATCGTCACCGCGCTCCAATCCGAGCGGGACTGCTCGCCCCGGGCGCGATCGATTGCGGTGACCACCGCCGGCTTCACCCGGACCGTGATCGGCACCAGCTTGTCCGGGCCCAGCGGCGGGCGTCCGACCCGCGCGGCGGTCTTGCGGACCTTGGAGCGGCGGCGGGTCACGGCAGTACCTCGCACCACTCGCCGTCCTGCTCGACCATCGAGTCGGCACAGGACCGCTCCACGCGGATCCGGCGCGAACCGTTAGCCGGGTACACGCCCCGGTTGCGAGCCGCGACATGGGACGCGCGGAGGTGCTCGGGCATGAACTCGACGATCACGGTCTCGGCGCGCGGTCCGGTCCACGAGCAGCGGTGGCCGCTCCACTCGCCACAGGCGCAGCGGGCAATCGGGTCGGCCACGATCGGCGCTCGCCAGCGGCCGCCGCCGACGGCTACTGCGCTGGACCAGTCGACCACCGTGCCAACCGGCGTCTCGGCCTCCACGGCGTCGGCGTCGTCATTGGGACCGTACTCGAGCACGGGGCCATTCGGGGTATCGAGGTGGACGGTGATCGGCATGGGGTTCTCCTGGG